ATGAAACTTGAAAATTTACGAGAAGAGCGCATATTGCAAGGAAAAACACAAACCTATATGGCGAAAAAATTGGGATATAAGTACACAAGCGGCTATGCGAATATCGAAATGGGCAGAACGAAGCCTAGCTTAGAAATAGCAAAGCATATTGCAGATCTGCTGAATACCGGGGTTCAAGAGCTTTTTTTTGGCCAAAAGTTACACGAAAAGAGTAATTGTTTAAGAGAAGATCGGTTCTTAGAAAAGGGGAGACGAACAGAATGAATATTGAACATCCAATGGTGACTCAGATAAGTGACTTTGGTTATCCAAAAAGTTATTGGTTATATGACATGAAACGATATGGATACCAAACAGAAATTGAGGACAGCTTGGAGGGAGCTGAAGAAGATGAGACATCAGCTGACGTTTGATGCTAGAAAAGAAGCGCAGCTTTGTTTAGACCAAGCTGGCGGCTGGATCGCCTTTCATCATCAGACACCGATGTTTGTTTTTGCCACATCAGAAGAGAAAGAGACATATATGACCCTCCTGGAAGCTAAGGTTGATGATACAAAAAAGGAGGAATCAGGTCAACGTGAAACGATGGAAGCAAATCATGACATTTTTGAAATGCTTGCTCAAAGCGAGTAAAAACGAACAAGACATCCGCCAGTGTGCAAAGGATGACGGGAGATCATAACATGGTCATCCATTTAATCATTGAACATGAGCATTTGTTAACAAAAGAGACATTGATGAAAAGAATACGATCAGCTGCAAAAGGGCAATGCCCGCAAAAATTAAAAGGCGCACTATCACTTGAAATTCGTTTATTTGATCACATGCCGTTTGATATAGCTGACTGCCAAAAAAAGCGTACATACGCAGAAAAAGGGTTGATACGCCCAGTACACGTCAGCATCTTTCAGCCGAATCTACAGCATATTCAAGAAGCACTTCATTCTATAGCCGATGAAGTCCCTCTGCAGATGGTCGATTTAAGAGTTTCTCAGTTTTATAGTATGTGTCCAAGAGTTGAAATCATTATCAATACGGTAGGTGGTGGCACGAGGCCAACACCAAAAAAGGAGACAAGCAGATGAACGAGCCAAAACAACTATTCATTCAAGAAAACCAAACATTTGTCGGTGAGATGGAAAAAGGAAAAATTCAAGTCATCGTGTTAGATGGGAATGTAGGAACGGCTTATAAAATGGATGTACCTGAACATGGAAAAACCATTATTCAAACGGCAAAAGGTCATTTTGCAAGAGTAGATCACGAGATTGGTTTTAAAATCAGCTAACTGACTGAACACATCAAAGCACAATATGTCCAAGACGGAAAGCCTGCGGACACTGATCAAGACCCTGCTAAAAGGGGACTTGATTGGTGTCCGTTTTTTTATTTTCTTAAAAAGGGAGAGAGCCAATATGCAAGATTTACTCATTGAATATAAAAGAGCTTTAAAGAATGCTAGAAAACAATATGAACCATTTAAAGAAAAAGAAGAACATCAGCTGTCCGTTCAAGACAAGCATGATAAAAAAATGATTGCCAGTATGGTAAGCGATCTGGAATACGTAGTAGAATGGCTTCAAATCGGAAGAGAGCCAGGCGCGCGCAGAGGATTAGACAGACGTTCAGTCTATCAGCGTACCATTCTCGCAAATCCAGAAGTGTTAGAGGCTTTATCACATGAATATACCCTTATTCAAGAGAAAGAAAGAGAAGTCAGTGAGAGAGACAAAAAAAGAATTGATGACGCTTTGTCTGTTTTAACAGATCGAGAAAAGGACGTATTCTTTATGCACACAACACAAGGGTTATCGTTTAGCGAGATTGCGGACATGCTGGATGTCAAAAAAGGAACTGTGCAAAAACATATGGAAAGAGCGCGGACGAAAATGTCCAAAAAAGTACAAGAACGCCTATTCAGAGTTGCTGAATAGGTGTTTTTTCTGTTCAAAAATAAATCAGCTAAAGCTTGTCTTACAGTTGCCACCTATAGTTAGAAAGACCAAACGAATGTTTGCTAGCCCTACACAAATGATTCCTTCAGAGGGAATCATTCGAATTAAAAGGAGGCGGCAGGTGAATGTAAATGAAAGATAAACGGATAGAGGCCAAGCAGGATTATATGAAGGGGATGACGTACCAGCAAATTGCTGATCATTACAATGTCTCGATCCATACCGTCAAATCGTGGAAAAGACGATACGGATGGCAAAGACAAAAAACTTCGTCAAAGCAAGCACACTCGATTTTCAATCAATTTCTTTCAGATGAAACGATTGAAATCATGGAGAAAATGGATGGACGCACATCGCTTGATTTAATCTGGGACCAAATTCAAATTCAATATGCAGCCATTATTCGGGCGCAGCGAATCATGTATGTAGCAGATCAAGAGGACATGATCAAAGAGCTGAAAAAGGCGGCATACATGCCTTCTTCATTAGAAGAAACAGGCGAAGGCATTCAGACAGAACTAGACATGACCTCAGAAGAATACTCGTTTCAATTTTCATGGGATCGGCATGCGACGTTTTTAAATGCACAATCCCGTGCAATGGGTGAACTCAGGCGTTTAATAAAACAGTTTGAAGAGCTCGCACATGCGAAGGATGAACGAAGATTAAGGCTGAAGCAAATTGAACTGACGATCGAAAAAACGAAAAAAGCAGTGCGTGAAGAAAAAGAGGAAGATCTTCAAATCATGATCAAGCGAAAAGAGGAAGACTCATGACGCCATTGATTGAAAAAGAAGTCAATCCTCACTTTGAACACTTTCTATTCGATTGGAATCAAAAGTTTCAATTTTTAGTCGGAGGCTATGGCTCATCCAAAAGCTATCACATTGCTTTAAAGCTTGTCTTAAAACTGCTGGAAGAAAAGCGGACAGCACTTGTCATTCGAGAGGTGTATGATACGCACCGCGAATCAACCTTTTCTTTATTACAAGAAATCGTTAGCGACCTCGGCATCGACCACGTGGTGAAGTGCCGAAGTTCGCCGCTTGCACTAACGTTTCGAAACGGCAGCAGCATCTTATTTAAAGGACTGGACAAGCCTGAAAAATTGAAATCGATCAACAACATCTCGATCATTTGGATTGAGGAATGTTCAGAGGTTTCTTATGAAGGTTTTAAAGAGCTGCTTGGAAGGCTGAGGCATCCATCCTTACCGCTTTATATGATGTTATCGACGAATCCCGTTGGTCAGGATAATTGGACGTACAGACATTTTTTTCGAGATGAACAGCTGAAGCGATTTGTTTTAGATGACGAAACATTATACAAAAAGCGAACCGTTGTCATCAAGGATACGTATTACCATCACTCCACGGCGGAAGATAACCTATTCCTTCCTAAAAGCTACGTGAAGCAGCTGGATGAGCTGAAAGAGTATGACCCAGATCTCTATCGTATTGCGAGGAAGGGGTATTTCGGCATTAATGGCACAAAGGTTTTTCCTCAATTTGAGGTGAGAAGCCATTCTGATGTATTAGAAGCCATTCAGCAGATTGACAGACCGCTGAAACGAGCAGGCATGGATTTTGGATTTGTTGAATCATACAATGCGCTCATTCGGTTAGCTGTCGATCATGAAAAAAAGTACTTATATATTTATTGGGAATATTACGACCGCGGGAAAACAGATGATGAAACAGCCACTGACCTGCAAGAGTTCATTGAATCACAGGAACTGATTAAAGCTGACGCAGCCGAACCTAAAACCATTCACTATTTTCGGCAGCGCGGATTTCAAATGGTAGCGGCACATAAGTTCCAAGGCTCACGTTTGCAGTATACAAAAAAAATCAAACGGTTTAAGAAAATTATTTGTTCTGATGCTTGTCCATATACCATCTATGAACTTCAATCACTAACCTATAAGGCAGATAAGGATGGACGTCTAGAGGAAGATGAATTTCAAATCGATCCGCACACTTTATCAGCCATCTGGTATGCGCTGGATGATTATGAAGTGACAGATTTGAAACAGACCGCCTCAGAGCGTGTCCGTCCAAACAGAGAGAGGAGGTCCATACAATGAAACAATTGAAAGCAACCATTATGAAGGCAAACATGTCTGATCATACAAAACAAATGTATGCAGATGAATTTTCCTACGAAAAAGATGACATTGTTCCCCCGCCTTACAATATCAATGAATTAAAAAGCATGGCAGAATATTCAACCATTCTTCAGCAATGTATTGATGCGTATAAGACCAATATTTTAGGCTTTGGTTTTGGCGTAGAATATGCCTTTGACTATAATGCAGAAGGTGTGAAACCGGCAAAAAAGAAAGCAGCAGAGAAGGAATGGACAAGACTTGAAGAGTTTACGAAATACATGAACTATGATGAGTCTGCTGATGTGGTGCTTGGCTATGTCATCGAAGACCGGGAGAAAACGGGAAATGGTTTTTTAGAGGTTCTCCGAGATGGTCAGGGAAAGCCGGCAGGAATCGAGTATTTAGATGCGCTCCATATCCGTATTTGCAAGCTTAGTGAGCCAGTTGATGTTGAATTCCGGTATACAGAAAACGGCGAATTGAAAACAATGAATCGAAAGAAACGATTCCGTAAATATGTGCAGGTGATCAATGAAAAGAAAGTCTTCTTCAAGGAGTATGGTGATCCGCGCATTTTACATTGTGAAACAGGCAAATACGATGACACCACCCCAGAGCCGCTGCGCGCAACAGAAGTGATTCATTTTAAAATCGGCAGTGGAACGTATGGGATTCCCCGCTGGATTGGCAACATCGTCAATATGTATGGGGCACGCAAGGCAGAAGAGCTGAACTATCTTTATTTTAAACAAGGGCGGCATGTACCTGGTGCCATCATTGTCGAAAATGGAATGCTCTCTGAGTCTTCCTATCAGCAGCTTCAGGATTATATGGACGATATCGAAGGCTCTGATCATGCACATAAATTTCTATTGCTTGAAGTCGAAGGTCTCCCGACGGAAAAAGGATTAACTGGAGAAGAAGATGTCTCAAATGTCAAAGTGAACTTCAAATCTCTAGCAGAGATCTTGCAAGAAGATGCACTCTTTTTAGAATACGATGAAAAAACAAGAAACAAAATCCGCTCTGCTTTTCGCCTGCCGCCTATTTACACAGGTGAGTCTCAAGACTATAACAAAGCGACAGCCGATACGGCGCGAAAAACAACAGAAGAACAGGTATTTCAGCCTGAACGGCATCTCATCACAGGAAAGCTCAATACCCTTTTCCTGCCGGATCTTGATATTTGGCATGTTCGTTTCCTATTAAATGGTCCTGACTTTAGAGATCCATTAGAGATTGCCAAGGTTCTGACACCGTTTATTCAGGCTGGGGCAGTGTCACCAAACGATTTGCGAGATCTAGCAGGACGTATCCTTGGGAAAACGTTAGAGGAATGGCCGGAGGATCTCTATCACAGACCTTTAGAAAGCCGCATGACATCAGCCGAACAAGAGCCTCAACGAGAGGCGAATCAGCTGAAGAAATAAACCGAAGCGCATGCGCTTTTTTGAAAGGGGGTGAACATATGCCAAGAGAATTAAAAAACGCAAAAATTACGCATGTTTCCTATGTGGACAGAGCCGCAAACAAAAAGAAATTCTTTTTGATGAAGGCAAAGAAAAGCCAGCCTGACTTTCAAAAGGAGGTTAGTGTGCTGACAAAGGCAGAAGATGCTCATCGTCTTGTGTATGGTGTCGTGTATGAACCGAATACACCTGATGCACACCAAGACTTTATGTCTGCCAAAGAAATTGAAAGAGCGGCACATGGTTTTATGAAGGATGCCCGCCGCATTGACAAGCAGCATGATTTTCAACATGGTGTGGGCGAGGTTGTTGAATCATACATTGCCCCCGCTGATTTTGAGGTAGGCGGTGAGCTGATTCGAAAAGGATCTTGGGTACTTGTAACAAAGGCTTCCCAAGAGATTTGGGATCAAATCCAGAAAGGCCACATTACAGGGTATTCAATGGCTGGAACGGCGGACATCGTAGCAATAGAAGAACAAGATCAGCTCCTATCTCAAAGCACAAATGAGAGAGGGCTTTTTTCTTTGCTGAAAAATTTCTTTTTGAAAGAGGAAGGTGCAAACATGTCACAACAATTTTGGAGCGTTTTAGACCATCTGCTGGAAGCCTTACAGTCAAGTGATGGTGATGAGGCGGGTGTAAGATCAGCGCTTGAGCAATTGCTGCCAATCGTGCAGGACATTTTGAAGACAGAGGATGTGCTTCAAACGATTGGTGAAAGGCCAGCCTCCGTACAAAAACAAGATGCCGCTCTGACAACGGAGCAAGTACAAGAGCTTGAAAAAGCAAAAATGGCCATTGAAAACGTCTTACAGCAGGCAGAACAGCTAGAAACAGATCAAACAGAGGAAGAACCTGTCCAAAAGGTGCTTGAGCAAGTCGTTGCACCGATTCGTCATCAGCTTTCTTCCTTAGAGAAATCAGCCAGCAGAGAAAAAGCAGCGCTTGAGCAAGTGCTTCAGCAGCAGCTTTTGCCTATTTCAGAGCGGATTCACATGCTTGAAAAAGCGCGCGGCATGTCAAAACAAACAATCCACGATACACAAAACGACAGTACAAAGCCCATATGGGATGGCTTACTATAAGCCTAAATAAGGAGGAACCAGTGTGAGAAATCAAGAGTTGATTCGCAAGGCCGAAATGACACTTGCCAGCTTAAAAACCGGCGGTCTCATGAACGCAACCCAATCCAACACATTCATTAGAATGATGCAAAATACACCAACCGTTTTAAATGATGCACGTATCATTCCAATGGAAAGTGATTCACAAAAAATCGAAAAAATCGGCTTTGGCCAGCGTATTTTGCGCCCAGCAGAAGAAGGCAAAGCACTTGATGCGAAAGACCGTGTTGTCCCAGCGACAAGCACTGTCCAGCTAAATGCGAAAGAGGTCATCGCAGAGATTCATATGACCTATGACAGCATTGAAAACAATATTGAGAAAGACGGAATTCAGCAGACGATTATGCAAATGCTCGCTGAACGAGCAGCCGTTGACATTGAAGAGCTCATCGTCAATGGCGATACGGCTTCAGCAGATCCATTTTTAGCCCAAATGGATGGCGTGAGAAAACAAGCAGTCTCTCATATCGTAGATGCAAACGGAGCGGAAATCAGCCGCCAAATGTTTAAGCAAGCCTATAAAGCGATGCCGTCAAAATATTTACGTGTACCTCAGGATTTCCGTTTCTACACATCCCCAAGCTTAGAGGTTGAGTGGAAGGATCAAGTAGCAAACCGTCAGACAGGCCTTGGAGATGCGGCCATTCAAGGCGGACTTTCTTCTGCATTCGGTGTGCCGGTCAAAGGTCTTGCCAATATGCAGCCATATGACGAAGCGGGAACAGACGTATCAGATATTTTGCTGACACACCCTAAAAATATTATCGTAGGTTTCTCTCGTAATATTCGAATTGAAGTAGAAAAAGATATTCGCAGCCGTAAATTTATTATTGTCCTCACAGCGAAGCTAGACAGCAAATTTGAGGAAGAGGATGCTGTAGCAAAAGTGATGAAAGTGAAAGAGTAGGTGACGGCAGGCCATGATCATTTCTGCTGAAGAACTGCAAGCCTATTCTGTATTTGATCGTGTGAAAAATCGATCTGTAGAAAGACTGACAGCAGATATTATCGAAGCAGAAGCTGCGGTATTTCAGATCGTAGGTCACGATTTCTCAAGTGAAAAATATCAGCCCCTCCCTGAAAAAGCAAGAATCGCATTATTAAAAATGGCTCAATATTTTGCCATGCTGAATGATGACGAATCTATGATGAAAGGCTTTACGTCAGAAAAAATGGGCGATTATTCATATGCGAAGGCAGCTGATCAAGTGAAAGGCAGACCCTATGTATATGCCCTGCTTGTAGATTACATTGAACCAACATTGACCGGCGGCAGTGCCAAGTTAAAGGTGAGGTCATTATGAGCTATCAATCTCTATTAACAGATCGCTGTGATCTTTTTCATCTTGAACGGAAGGAGTCCGCCCGCGGGAAATACGGGATTCCAGCTGATGATTTACAAATAACACTTTCCTATCCCGATGCTCCCAGCCTGACCGATCTAGCTTGTTATGTCATAGAAAAGAACCAGTCACTTGTGCAAGAAGAGCCGAATACAGTCATTTATCAATCCTATCTTGTCCATTTTCCTTTAGCAACTGATATTCGTTTGCATGACAAAATGGTGTGGAATGGCGTGTCACTCAAATTACAGCAGCCTAAAAAAGTGAAAAATCATCACATCGAAGTGATGGCAGTCAGGAAGGAAAATCTATGAAAATTGATGGACTTGACCGGCTGATTTCACAGCTGCAGACAGCGGGTGATGGCGGCTTAAAGGCAGAATATCAAGATTGGCTGAAGGACATGGGCCTGCAGTTTTTAGACATCATTCAGGATGAATTAATCAAGGAGAATGCTGTTGATACAGGCCGGCTTCTTAGATCCTTTACACAAGGCGATAAGGAGAATCATTTTCTCATTTCAAAAGGCGGTCTCACACTTGAAGTGGGAACGCAGCTTGAATATGCCTCCTATGTCAATGATGGACATGCCACTTCTTCAAGTGGAGAGCGAAGATGGGTGCCTGGCAGATGGACTGGCAGCCGTTTTGAATATGATCCGAATGCAAGTACAGGAATGATGCTTGCCTCTCAATGGATTGATGGAAATGGCTACTGGGATCATGCTGTCATGCTCTATGAGCAAATGTTTGACCAGTCGCTGGATCGAAAGCTGCAAAGCTGGTTCGATCGACATTTTGGGAGGTGATGGAATGAATCAAGAAGTCGGGGCAATCATGCATTATATCTACACACACTTTCCTGTGACAATGTATGATCGTCTTTTGCCAGAACGCTTTCAAGTGCCATCCGTTTATGTGCCGCCTGTGACAGTGATCAGTGGGCCAGATACGGTCTCTACCTTTATGAAATCTTATTCGCTGCAAGTGAAAGTCTTTCATATTGATACAGAAAAAGCACATGATGCGGCAGAATCAATCGTTGATGCATTGCTTGCTGATCGTCAAATCATTCAGATGATGAGTGAAGACGGAGAGGTGCTTGATGATTATGTCCGCATAAAAAGAGTGGAAACAAGAATGATAGATCAAGGCGTAGCAGCGATTGTCCTGACGTGGGATAGCAGCTATTGGTATAACCGTGACAAACAGGCAAGCCTTGAAGATTTCAACTTTTCAGATGGGGTGATCAAACGTGAGCAAGACTAAACATGCTCAGCCTGCTCAAACAGCCGGCGAAGAAAAAGAATTTGGCTTTTCATTTGAAGCCTTAAAGGAGCACAGTAAGGATCTTTTTGGGGTCAAACCAGAAATCCTTGAAGGGGCTCTTTTTTATATCAAACATCAACCAATTACAAAAACAGAAGCGAAAAAGCACATTGATGCTTTTTTGTCCAAGGAGGTTTAAAGGATGAACGGAGGCACTTTTACACCAGGTACAGAGAAAAAGCGTCCTGGTATTTACTTTAATTTTAAAACAACAGCAGAGCAGCGAATTACTTTAGGCGATCGAGGTACAGTGGCACTTCCCCTTGTGATGAGCTGGGGAGAACCCAAAACCTTTATTTCCGTTTCAAATATGGAAGATTTAAATAAAAAGGTTGGACTCAACATTGATGATAAGTCACTTCTTCTTTTCCGTGAAGCAAAGAAAAAAGCCCAAACGGTCTTGCTTTACCGCCTAAATGAAGGAGAGCCGGCCAAAGCCGAAATTGCTGAAAATTTTGTCGTCACAGCAAATTATGGCGGCCTAAAAGGAAATGAGATCACAGTACAAGTCGCAGAAAATGTACTTGATAGCACAAAACGCGATGTGATCACTTATCTTGGAACAGATATTGTGGATAAACAGGTCGTTACTGATGTCAAAGACCTTGTGAAAAACAAATACGTTCAATTTTCTGGTGAAGGTGAAGCCGTCATCACAGCAGGTGTGGCACTAAGCGGCGGGAAAAACGGCGTGGCAAGTGTCGCAGATTATACAGCTTTCCTAGAAGCAGCAGAAACAGAATACTTCGATGTCATTGCTCTTCCAGTCGATAATAGTGAGCAATTAAAAGCAACCTTCGCTTCATTTATCGAGCGTCTACGTGATAAGCAAGGACGTAAGGTGCAAGGGGTTGTGGCTAATTATGCAGCTGACCAAGAAGGAATCATCAATGTGACAAGCGGTGTTGTACTCGAAGATGGAACCGAACTAACACCTGCACAAACAACAGCATGGGTCGCAGGTGCAAGTGCCGGAGCAAATTTCAATCAGTCACTGACCTTTGTTGAATACGAAGGAGCGGTCGATACATTAGAACGTCTTGACAATGATCAAGTAGAATACCGATTATCGCAAGGGGAGTTCCTTTTCACCTTTGATGCGAGAGATCGTACCGTGAGTGTTGAAAAAGATATTAACTCCTTGACAAGCTTCACAGCTGAAAAGAACCAGCAAATGGCGAAAAACAAAATCATTCGTGTGCTTGATGCGATCAACAATGATTTAACATTCGAATTAAAAAATCTGATTAAATTACGCAAAGCCAATGGCAATGACATTCCAGCATCAGATGATGGAGTACAGCTTGTGAAAACACTGATTACCCAGTATCTCACACAGCTTCAAGATGGCAGCGGCATTACAGGCTTTAATTCAGAAACAGATATCGTAATCGGGCTCAATGAAGATCGTGATGGATTTATCATCGATTTAGCGGTTCAACCAGTAGATGCAGCAGAAAAATTCTATTTCAATGTGGAGGTGAAGTAAGATGGCTTTTAAAGCGCAAAATACAATTTCAGGTAAAGAAGGTCGTCTTTTCTTAGAAGGTGAGGAGCTTGCATTTATCAAAACCTTCGAAGCAAACGTGGAGAAAAACAAATCAGAAGTCAACGTCATGGGCCGCCGAATGACTGGACATAAAACAACGGGAGCAAACGGAACAGGAACGGCAACATTCTATAAAGTTACGTCCCGTTTCGTTCAATTAATGCTCAATTATGTGAAAAAAGGAGAAGATCCATATTTCACTCTTCAAGCTGTCATTGACGATAAATCATCAGGCCGTGGCACTGAGCGTGTCACATTATTTGATGTCAACTTTGATTCTGCTAAAATCGCTGGATTGGATGTTGATTCAGAGGCGCTTGAAGAAGAAGTTCCTTTCACATTCGAGGACTTTGATCTGCCTGAAAAGCTGAAGAATACATTCTAAGAAAAGTGGAGGAAATTAGCTAATTAATTAGCAAAATAATAACTGAATATGCTATAATGCAGTTGTAATACAACCGTCTTGAAGCCGTCTAAATTTCGTCTGGTGACGTCTTGTATTCGATTCATTAAAATATGTTTACATGCAAAGCGATTTGCATAAAATAAAAAGAAGCCAGGATGCTCTAACATCCCGGCAATGTACAATGAGGCCCTTCAAGGGGCTGGCTTATCGAATAGGTTCTTTAGGTAGACTTCCCTTTAACCTTCCACAGCTCAAGGGGGAGTCTATTTTTTGTCTATATACGTCAACAAAGTAAAGATAAACATCCCGAATAAAAGCATAAGGGAAATCGCTTCAAATGTTGACATATGCATCACCCCCTTTCTATTGGGGATGAGCCAGACGCCCTTGAGCAAGCCGTTCAATTGTACAATTTAAATATACATGAAAAGATTGGAAAGCACATTCAAAAAATGGATGTGCTTTTTTGCATTCAAAAAAACATAACAAAGGGAGTTTTTAAACATGAGTGAAAAACAAACATTTGATCTTTCATTTTTTATGCCGGGGCAAACAGTAGAAGCGGAAGAAGTCAAAGTACCGATTTCTAAGCGTTTTGTTGATAAAAAAGGGAATGTCATTCCTTTTGTCTTTAAAGCCATTACAACTGAACGTATTGATGAATTGGAAAAAGAAAACACAACCTTCAAAAATGTCAAAGGCAGAGGACGTGTGAAAGACTTAGACAGCCAGCGCTTCTACGCACGTATTGCGATTGAATCGACGATTTATCCAGATTTCCGCTCAAAGGAATTAAGAGAAGCCTACAGCACACAAGATCCAGTTGAAGTAGCAAAACGTGTTCTGTCAGTCGGCGGTGAATATGCGAACTGGTTAAACAAAGCGATCGAAATCAACGGATTCGAAGATGAAATTGAAGATTTAGAAGAAGCAGCAAAAAACTAATAAAAGGTGGGGATAAAGAAGCGGTGTTTTTATATTACGCAATGCACGAGCTTCACTACTCTCCATCTGAACTCCTGGAATTATACGAATCACCAAGACCGTTCAAAGCATTCCTTTTCGGACTCATCAGCTACAAGCTAGACATGCTAGAAAAAGAAGCAAAGAAAGGAGGTAAATAATTGGCGAAACTTACAGCACGATTTGAATTAGAAGACCGGGTGTCGAAGAAGTTATTACGCATTCAAAAACGATTTCAAACGTTTGAGAAGCAGCTCAAACCATTTAGAAAACCAGTGAAAATAAGTCTGGAAATGGATGAAAAGAAATTAAGAAACCTCACTTTATCGCTGCGGAAAGTTTCAGTATTTTCTATGAGGCTGGATCAAGGAATCTATCGGGATCTAAAAGCATTGAACAATCAGTTAAATATGATTCCAAATCATCTGGTCATATCCTTTCAAGCGAAGGGGCTGGATGTCATTAAATCCAACATAGATCGTTTGAAACAAATGGGGACAAGTCCCATTATGCTGACGTTTAAACTAAACGATCAATTGTCAGTGAAAATGTCATCGATCAAAAAATCAATCCTTCAGCTCATCAACAGAACGTACTATATGAGATTAAACATGGTTGACCAAGCCACCGCTGCAATTCAACGAATCAAAAAGACACTCAAAAGCTTGACGATGTCCAAACACGAAATCAGAGTGTCTGTTCAAGACAATGCAAAAAGTAAGCTGAAAAAACGAGATCAGGCAGAGTCTGTTGTGAAAGAAAAGAAAGTAAAAAAGCAACCTAATGCAACTGCTGCTACAAAAACGAATGAAAACAAACAGAGCTGGTTGGGTAATTTGGGAAATAAGGCCCTAAAAGAAATTGAAAAATATGCAGGTGACGTTTCAGATAAATTGAAGGAAAAATTGAGTCCTAGAAACTTTTGGGATAATAATGCACTCCCTTGGATTGAAACGAAAATCGACGCATACAAACAAGAAGTGATCGGACGAATTAGTGAGAAGATTAAAATCAATCCTGAGGAGTATTTAGACAAATGGTTTAACAAAGGCTTAGATTTGATCCTTGGTCCGAAAAATCAATCAAGCGAGAACAACAGTAACTCTTCAGCTCAAAATCAAACGACTGAAGCATCAACAAATTCAACTCCTAATACGCAGCCAAATAAACAAAAAGGAAAAGGTTTGTTTCGTAATAGCTGTTGCCCTTGTTGTGCTCGAGGTTTAAGCAGGCGTGGTTCTAATAGAACTAGAAATAGAAATGGCCGTGCTCAAAGGCAGCCCACAAATCCTACCGCCACTTCTAGAGCTGAAAGAAATAGAAGACCTCCAGGTAGACTAGGAAAACTGAAAACAAATGCAGGTAAGATTTTTGAAAAAATCCCTAGTGGATTGAAGAAAACTACAGGCATAGTAGCCTCCGTTGCGGGACTTGCTGGACTGATGAAAGGTAGCGGCGGGTTAAGTAGTTTAGGCGATTCATTAAAAAATATAGGTAGAGGAAGTAGTAAGTTATTAAAAAGAGTGCCTGTATTAGGGAACTTATTAAGTGCAACAGATTTAATAGGAACAACCAAAGAAAACGTTGGGGAAAAAGTAGGTGGTTTCTCTGGAGGTCTTGCAGGAGGAGTTAGTGGAGCTGCAATTGGTCAGGCTCTAATTCCAATACCATTTGTAGGAGCTGCAATCGGTGGTGTTGCTGGAGGCATGGCTGGCACTTTTGGTGGATCAAAATTAGGGGAGATATTTGATACTTCAAAACTTAAAGAGAATATTTCAAACACTTTATTTAATGGCGAATGGTGGAGTGAAAAGTGGGGGAGTGTTAAAACTTCTGCAGAAACGTCTTTAGGAAACTTAAGTGAGAAATGGGAAGATATAAAAACTACAGCATCGAATACACTGTTCAATTCAGAATGGTGGGCAGAACAAGCTGGATACGTTACAGGAGTTTTAGAATCTACTGTCTTTAATGGCGAATGGTGGAGTGAAAAATGGGATGCTATCAAGGACTGGACTCAAGAAAAGTGGGATAGTGCCGTCGAAATATGGGATTCTATTAAGAGGAAACTTAGTGAGACCGTTTTCAACGGAGATTGGTGGGGAGAGAAGTGGGATAATGTAAAGGAATGGACCAAAGAAAAATGGGATGGTGCCGTCGAAATATGGGATTCTATTAAGGGGAAACTTAGTGAGACTGTTTTTAACGGAGATTGGTGGGGAGAGAAGTGGGATAATGTAAAAAAATGGACCAGAGAAAAATGGGATGGCGCAGTCGACATATGGAATTCAATTAAAGGGAAAATTCGTGAAACGGTCTTTAACAAAGATTGGTGGGGGGAAAAGTGGGATAACGTAAAAAGTTGGTCAAAAAGTAAATGGGAACAATCAAAAACAATTTGGTCAACTGCAAAAGCAACTATATCTTCAACTTTATTTAATAAAGACTGGTGGTCAAGTAAGTGGAGTAATGTTCAATCTTGGGGTAAAAATATTTTAGGAGATTCATGGGATTTACTCAAAAGTGAAGGCGCAAAACTCGTTGGTAGGCATATTGTGAAATTTGAAAAAGGTCGAGAAAACGGGAAAAAGGATTTTAAACCTGGTAAAAAAGCCACAGGCGGTTATATCACCCAGCCAACCTTATCATGGGTTGGTGAAGCAGGTAACGAATTTGTTATTCCAACTCAAAATAACCGAGGACGCGGAAAGATGCTGCTTGCTCAGGCTGCTTCTCATCTTGGAATGTCTGTTATGCCAAGCGGAGCAGCTGGAAAAAAACAAGTATCAAGCTCCCCAGCTCCTACAACTGCATCATCTTCTGTAGGTTCAATGAGCGGAGGCGGATCAGTCTCAATGAATGCGAACATTCAAGCCTCTAGCATTGGCGAGCAATTTAATAACGATTTTGAACAAGGATTAAATCGTAAAGTCATCTCTCTTGATCAATGGAAACAAAAGAATATTCAGCAGCCTTTTGGTCAATTGACATCAGACTCAGGAAAGTATGGTCAGCAAACGGTTTCTGCCTTTGCAAACGGTCAGCAGATGACACCAACAGGAACAGACAGCTTCTTGCAAAGTCGTGTAAAAACACCATACCAACAAGTCATGACAGCATCACCCACTTGGGGTTCTGGAACGGTTAGTGGTTTTGCAGCAGGCCAAAATGCCACATCAATTGGCACGAGCCAATACGTAGATCAAAACATCAAACAACCATTCCTGCAAGCAAAACAAGAATCACCAGGCTGGGGTTCTGGAATGATTGACGCCTTTAACAGCGGCATGCGTTCCAAAGGAAGCGAAGTCACGCAAGCGGCCAAAGAAATGGCGAAGAAAGTAGAGCAGGCGTTTAGAGAGGAATTAGACATTCATTCCCCTTCACGTGTCATGATGAGTCTTGGGAAATTTGCATCGATCGGTGTCGTCAAAGGGCTCGACTCAGTTGATGTGAAAAAATTTGCTGAAAATCAGGCTGGTTCATTAATCGGTGCCTTCAGCGGTATGGGAGCTTCAGGGCTTAATGTTCAGCAATGGCTCATGGCGGCTATCATGGCAACTGGTACATCAATGAGCTGGCTTCCAGGTCTGATGACCATCGCGCAGCATGAGTCACGTGGAAATCCGAGAGCGATCAACTTATGGGATTCCAACGCCAAAAAGGGAACCCCTTCTAAAGGCTTAATGCAAACCATTGGAACGACGTTTAACGCCAATAAAGGCAAAGGCATGAATGACATTTGGAACCCAATTCATAATGCCGTTGCAGCTATTAACTACATTAAGGGAAGATATGGAACAGTCTTCAACACGCCGGGATTACGAAGTATGAGAAGAGGCGGACCTTATAAAGGCTATGCAAATGGCGGATTGATTACTCAAGAGCAGGTGGCTAGAGTCGGTGAAGGAAATAAACGCGAATGGATCATTCCAGAGGAAAGAGGCATTCGCGGAAGGTATTTATTGACGCAGGCAGCCAAGGCACTTGGGATGCAAGTATATGATCCATCAAATGCATCTGCTCCTTTACCGAAAGCACAGATGCAGCAAGTTACCTCAGCTCAGTCTACTGGCAGTACAACATCGCCAGGTAATAAACAGATTACGATTCAATTCAATGGAGATCAGCATTTCCATAATGGACAAGATCAGCAATCGCTAGTCGAAAAAATTAAACAAATGCTTGTAGATGAACTAGAAGTAGAGATTCATACAGGAACGAAGGGGGTCGTAATTGATGGGTAAATCAGTGTATCAATTGTGGATTTCCCAAGGAAAGGACAAGTTGCGATTCCCTGTCCTTCCATCCGAACTCGAAATCACAAATAACGTACAAAATGAAACGGTAAAGGTCGCCTCTTTTGGAGAACTGACCTTTATTGACGTACCATCGGCTAAACAAGTATCATTCACCTCATTATTTCCTAAGAAATATTCGCCGATTGCTGAATATAAAAACATTCCATCACCAGAGAATGCGATCGCGAAAATTGAACGAATGATGCGTTCAAAGAAATCCGTGCGGTTGATTGTAACTGGGACAAAAATCAATATGACGTGCAGCATTGAAAGCTTCACCCACAAGGAAGGGTCATATGATATTGGAGATCGTGAATTTACGATCGAGTTAAAGGAATACAAAACTGCATCTCCTAGGAAAATAAAACGTAAGAAAAAAGCAAAACAAACGAAAAAGAAACGACCTTCAAAAACACCACCAAAAATGTACACCGTCAAAAAAGGGGATACGTTATGGGCCATTTCTGGCAGGTTTTATGGCGACAGTACAAAATGGCGGCGTATTTGGAATGCCAATAAATTAGCGATGATTAAACGTAGCAGACGCAATATTAAGCAGCCGGGGCATTGGATTTTCCCTGGACAAAGGTTAAAAATACCACAATAGGGGGGCTGGCATTGATTGAGCTTTTTGCCATCAGAAGCGGCACCATGTATGAGCTTGTCACAGAGAGTGTGACACTTCAGGGGCAAAGGTATCAAGCCCCTCGCTCTATTCAGGCAAATATTATCACAAAGCAAGGCAGTCAAACATATTACCGTGTCTCAGAAGGGGACACGGTTCTTTTTAAATGGAAAGGAAAAGAGCTGTTTAGAGGCATTGTTTTTTCGCGGACGCCGGTTGAAGGAAAGCTGACGTTTACTGCATACGATATGCTCCAATATTTGGTGAAAAACCAAGATGTCTATGTTTTTTCAAATCAAAGAGCAGATCAAATCTTAAGGCGGATTGGAGCCGACTTTCAAATTCCAATGACTTCTATCTCCAATACAGGACATGTCATAAAATCACTAGTCTTTAAAAATGACACGAGCCTGTATGACATGATATTGAAAGCATTGAAAGAAACGAAGCGGCAAACAGGAAGAAACTATCAAATCTATTCTGCTAAAGGCAAGATGGGGCTGAGAGCCTGGCCTGATCCAGAGGACGTCTGGGTCATTGAATCAGGCGTCAATCTCATCAGTTATCAATACAGCACCTCGATTGAAGAGACAGCCACTCGTGTCAAGATGCGTACGTCTGCTGATGAACAGGGGAAGAATAAGAAAAAAGGCAGTAAATCCGAGATTGTGGTGATTGAACAGGATAAAGCCGGTCAGAATAAATACGGTATTTTACAGCATGTTGAGACAGTCACAGGGCAAATCAACCAGCCGCAGCTGCAAAAAAGAGCCAAAGTACGGCTGGCAGAGAAAAAAGGCGTCAAACAAGAAGTCAAAAGCATCCAAGCCCTAGGAATTCCTGAGCTGCAAAGCGGTCTCCCAATCTATTTGAAAATTCCTGAAATCAACGTGAAAAAAACTTACTGGATCGATCAAGACAAACATGAATTCAGTGGGGTGAAACACACCATGACCATTGATGTTGTTGAGAAAAATTCCATGCCAAAGGGTGATCAAGCGTGAGATTAAGTGAAGCGATTAAACGATTAGCAGTGAATGCAGTAGACGCAGAATCGCCAATTGATCTTGTTATCGGAGAAGTCACGGCAGTTTCCCCTCTGAGCATCCGATTAAATGAAAATCATAAGCTGATCATTCCAGAAGAATTACTGATTTGGCCGAAGCGCTTAAATAAGGGTGAGGATGATGAGCTGAAAAGGGGAGACAGTATTATGGTGCTTGCAATGGCAGGAGGCCAGTCCTTTTACATCATCGACAAATTGTAAGGGAGGTGATGAACGTGGCACTTTCACCAGAGGAAGAAATCGAAGAAATAGAAGAAGATGAAGAGGTTGAAACCTCAACGACGTATCGAATAGATTTTGAAACTGGCAGGCTGACAGGCGAAACCATTTCAGGCATCGAGGCAATTCGGCAATTCGTTTATATGACACTTAGGACAGAGCGGTATGCACATCCTATCTACAGCCACGACATTGGTACTGAAATTCAGGAGCTATTGACGGATACAGAAGCTACGGATGAATACAAAGAAATGGAGATTCCAAGGCTGCTAGAGGAAGCACTGATCGTTGACGAGCGGATTGATCATATTGAAGAGTTAGAGGTCACAAAGCAAAATGACTCATTTCATGTCAAACTAGCGATTGTCACAGATGAGGGCACATTAGAAATAGAGGAGGTGATGGAGGGCGATGTTTGAGGAACAGACGTACGAAGCATTAATGGAAAGAATGCTGGACAGACTGCCAGATGATATAGATAAAAGAGAAAACAGCGTGATTTGGAATGCCTTGGCACCTGCTGCCGCTGAACTGGCCCAATCCTATATTTGGCTTGATCAAGTGTTTGAGCTGGTCTTTGCAGATACAGCACAAGGAGAGTTTCTAGATCGGCGGGCTGCTGAAGTAGGGATCGAAAGAAAACCAGCCACTAAAGCGGTTTGGTCAGCGGTCATTCAGCCAGACAGTATCAACATTCCAGCTGGCTCACGTTTTTTTATTGAAGACGTTTATTTCCAGTATTCGAAGGATGGCACGCTAGAATGCGAGACACCTGGTAAAGCCGGCAATGTTCAATTAACAGATCAGCCGCTGCTGTCACTTGATACAATTCCAGGACTTGAATCGATTACGATGAAAGAACTGGTGATACCAGGTCAAGAGGAGGAAGATGACGCTTCTTTATATGATCGATATTTAATACGTGCGAGGCGGGAGGCGGTCAGTGCCAACAGGGCGCATTATAAAAAATGGGCTGAGGAAGTGCCTGGTGTTGGCAGAGCGAAAGTGTTCCCGCTTTGGAACGGAGAAGGGACAGTCAAGATTGTCATCACAGATGGCAATCTAGATATTGCATCAGACCTTCTTGTCAAAAGGGTACAGGAATATATCGACCCAGTGCCAGGTGAAGGAGAAGGACAAGCGCCTATAGGCTCCAAAGCAACCGTTGAAAGCGCCAAATGGCTGGATATCGACATAGAAGTGGCTGTCGAACTTCAAATGGACTGGACCCTTGAAGGAGCTCAGAAAGAAATAGAAGAAAAGGTCAAGACGCTGTTGAAATCAATCGCATTTGAAAAGAGTACCATTCGAATGTCCGCTTTAAATGATATTTTGTACCATTCAGAAAGTGTGTCAGATTATGCAGATGTGTTATTGAATGGCGAGTCGAAAAACTTAGTATTACAGGACATTGAGATTCCGCGTCTTAGGCAGGTGAAGGTTATTGAGCAAACAGGATGAAATGAAAACCTACTTGCCGCCATATTTTACAGAAATTTATGAAGTGGATCACCTGCTCAAGACAGAGGCACCGGAATTTGAGCAATTGGACGAATCTATTTTCGACTTAACGGATCAGTTCTTTCCTTTAACAGCGACATGGGGATTAAACAGATGGGAAAGAATGCTGAAGGTGCAGCGGGAATCAGATGATTCAATTGAACTGCGCAGGGCACGCTTACTCAATATGATGTCAAATATTCCCCCAATCACGTATCTTTCATTAGAGAAATCAGTCAATCGCTTTCTCAAGAATCCAAGTGCTGTCATCCGTCTCACAACCAATCGCTATCACTTTGCCTTACGTGTGAACCTAGATGATCTGCAAAACACGAGATATATTGTAGAAATACTTGAAACGTTAAAGCCCGCGCACTTGGCTTATACGTTCACGGCTTGTCATCATACCGACGTACATGAAAAAAATGATCATCACGGGAGGCTCACACTGCGAAGCAGAGTGGGTTTTTTCGATCATATCCCGATTTTACTCAATGGTGAATTTGTCTTAAATGGTACGTTTTATCTCAGCGGAACGCGAGGTGCAACGGATGTGCCTGCTCGTTTTCGGCATTCATTAAACATGAGGATGCCTCTTCAACATCAGTCAGAAACAGCATATCGCATGAACTATGTCATGACTGGAGCGGTACTTGTAACGAAGCAAGGAGCGGCATTGACTTTACGCACAAAAAATCAGCTCCAGCATCAAACCAAGAAGAAGATGACGTTCCGTCTGCCAGTACACGTCCAAACTGAGCAGGATGGAAGCTTACTGATCAAAGATCATTACTGGATTCTCGATGGATCTGTTCCGCTGGATGGATCAAAAATGCTAGCAGCAACTTCTAAAAAAATAGATTTATAAGGAGGATCACAATGGCTGATCAATTAACCGTAACAACACTGTATGCACGTCAACAAATGGCAAAGGCAAGAGCTGAAGGAACAAAACTCACAAAAGTCGTCAAAATGGCTTTTGGAAATGGGGGAACGAAGGATGGAAAACCGATCTCACTAGACGGCACTGAACAAAAACTCAAAAAAGAACTAGTCCAAAAAAATATTGATTCGTTTACCTTCATGGAACCAGCAAAAATCCGCTACACCTGCACGATCGCCGAAGGAGAACTGGCAGGAGAAGTGATCAACGAACTAGCACTTGTCGACGAAGACGGCAAATTCACCGCCATTCGCACCATGACAGACAAACAAAAAGACGGCGACATCGAATTTGTTTTTGAGATTGATGATATTTATTAAAGATGGGACTTCAGGAAAATCCCAATGTTTTTTTGCTAGAACAATATCGTCAAAGCAAGCATTGATAGATTTGAAAGGAGAATGATCATGGAGATTAAGACACCTCGAACTTTTAAACCAACTGATAAAGCACATGCTGACCTATTTAACGATATGGTTGAAGACTTTCTTGACAATGATGTGGGTCTATTAGAGGCAATCAACCATCATATTGAAGATACAAACCCACATACATCTGAAGCAGAAAAGAAGAAATGGAACGATTCTCAGAGCTATAAGATTACAGCGGATAATGGAAGTCAGTTAATTAATGTGCCAGCTGATGCTAAGATTTTTGATGCGATAAAAGGGAAAGGAACGTGTACTTTTTACGCAGCTTCTGGAGTAGAAGATTCCCCAGCAAATATTTCATTGAGAGGATTACAGACAGTAGGTCAAGATAACATTGGTACTGGCTTTGCTGTAGATATTGCTGGTAATTCTTATAGTTTTTACTATAATGCTGCAGATACCGCTATTAACTGGACAAAGCTCCCTTCAAATGCTGAAAGAAATAAATGGAACGATGGACAATTATCTAAGATCACCTCAGATAATGGAGGGGTGATTCTATCTGTTTCTGATGGTGAAGATTTACTTGAAAAGGTTGTTTCTTTAGGCCCCAAGCATGGTACATTTTATGCCACAGGTAAAGCATTAAACAGCCCAACAACAAGATCGTGTCGTGGTATGTATCATTTTACTTCTCAAGATAGTAATGGAAAAGGTACATTTGGATGGGTCATAGCAATAGATTATAACAATTACATGTATACAAACTATCTTGATTTAAATTTGGGGTGGCAAGGCTGGAAACGTGTTTTAACAAAGGAGGATATGGATAATACTTCTTTTGTTGATACGTATGATCTCGATAATTCTTCTGTATCAGCCGTTGAAAACGTTCCAACAAAACTGAATTTTGGTGATACAAGATCAGACGATCTAGGAGAGTATAATCGTTCGCACGCTGAAATTACACTGAAAAACAATGGTCTGTATTTAATTAGGCTTTATCTTAATAGCAATAACATTCCTGTTGGATCAGATAGTATTTTGTCATGTTATGTGAATGGTACAGAATTTCAACGATTAGGTAACTGGAATCCTGTGGTCTCATCAAGTGTATGTGTATTATACCTTCAACAAAAGTTTAAAGCAGGAGACAAATTAACATTTTATATTACACCCAAAAACACTGGGAGAACCATTACGGTAAATAGAGCTTATGTTACCTTGTCACAGCTAAGATAGGATTATTTGAAAAAGAAAGTGTGTGAACAAATCGGAGGTAACTGTCGTTCAAAATTTAGTGACACAAGGCCTATTTGCCGTTCACTTTTGCTGGATTCTGTTTTATGTGCTTAATACAACAAAGGAACGAGAACATAAGTTCAATGCATAACATCGCCTAATAATAATGGTTTTTTGAAAGGAGAAAAAGATCATAAAAACACCTCAACCTTTTAGTACGAGCGATAAGGCTCATGCAGATCTTTTTAACAATCTAGTGAAGATTTTGATTGAAAATGACCAGGAACTATTAGAACAATTCAATCTTCATACAGGAGATACAAACCCTCACGTCTCTGGTTCAGAAAAGAAGAAATGGAATGAGTCGCAGCTGTATAAAATTACGGGGGATAATGGGGGACAACTTTTAAATATTCCGGTCGGCTCAAAAATTTATGACTCAATTAAAGACAAAGGGACATGTACATTTTATGCGCCCAGTGGAATAGAGGATAGCCCTTCACAATTTGCCATTAGAGGGATACAGACAGTGGGACAAAATAACATTGGAACAGGTTTTGCGATAGATACTTCAGGTAATGCATATTACTTCTACTATAATTCTAGCCACTTATCTATCACTTGGACTCAGATTCCGACAGCAGCTGAAAAAGATAAATGGAACAACAGTCAGCTCCATAAAATAACAAGAGATAACGGTCAACCCTTTTACAAAAGCATAAGTGAAACCACCGACTATAACGAAATGACAGAAACAGGAATGTATCTCGTTTATAATGCTGGTCTTAATGGTCCAAAGGAAATCAAAAGGGCATTTATGATAGTGATCAGTTATGGGAATACTCTGCTGCAAGCTATATATGATGCAGTTAATGGTCTGAACTCTTTTTATAGAATTAGGAAGACTGACTATACATGGACTGAATGGGAAAGGCAGCTCACATCTACAGATTTAAATGCTATTCAATCATTCCCTATTACTGATAATAATGGACAGGGGAAGGTTTATATCAGTAATACGGACGATTTCCATGAAATATTACCAAAGTATCGAGGTTTAGTTCATTTTGTGTCTGCAAATGCACCGGTCAATGGACCTGGTACTGCGTTAAGGGGGATCTGGACTTGTAATAGCACAAGTACGTACGGGCAGGCAATTGGCTTTGACAACTTAAACCGTACGTGGCGTAAGACAATAGCGAATGGTGTATGGTCAAAATGGGAACGTTTGTTAACCAGCGCAGAGCAAATAGAATGGAAGTCCCCGACAAAAATAATAAACGGATGGAAAGAATACGGGACTCAAAAAGTGCAATTTTATAAGAATGCATTTGGAGAGGTAGAGTTAATTGGTTCAATTACAGGGGGTACTATCGGTTTTGAGGTACCTGCTTTTACATTACCAAGTGGTTATCGCCCTATACAGGGTATGCATTTTATAGGGGTAGCATCTAGTATCGGTGCTGGTTCAACACCACAAACACACAGAACACATATTGATACTGATGGTAATGTGTATATACAAAGTGTCTCCAATTCAACAAACCCAAATGAATTTATCACTTTCGGCTTTAAATTCATGGCGGCTCAGGAGGGATAAAAGTGAACTGGATATATAAATACGATGAAAAATTTAATTACCTTCCAGGGGAAGAAATAGAAATTGAAGGGGACGCAGACATCCCAAAAGGATATACAACTGTAAGACCTCAAGATGGTTTGTACAAAGGTAAATACAATGAAGCGAAAAGAGAATGGTATGAGTCGGCAACACAAGAATACATTGATAGCTTGCAGCCAAAGCCGCTGCCACAATCAGAAATTGATTTATTAAAACAGCAAAATGCTGATCTGCTTCAGCAACTGGCAGAGGCAGAACAAAGAGTAGAAGAACAATCAAAAATAATATCAGAACTTATCATGTTGCTGAATGAAAAGGGGGTCATTTAATTGGATTGGTTCCGTAGTATTTCATTGTTCTATCAATGGAAGTGTTATGAAAATGAAGACGTAGCAAAATTTGTTCGGTTCGAGAAGATTACGCCAAAACAATACAAAGAAATAACAAAAGAAGAATATCCAACTAACGCTGAATAGGCGTTTTTATTTTGCCTCCTTTAAGGATGCGCAAAGTGAGGGAGTAGGTGAGTGCAGTGGAAATGGATTTGACTCAATATTTAATGACACAAGGACCGTTTGCGGTGTTGTTTTGTTGGGTGCTGTTTTACGTATTAAACACAACAAAGGAAAGAGAAAACAAACTCAATGAGCAAATCGAGGCGCAAAATGATGTGCTAGCCAAGTTTAGTGAAAAGTATGACGTCGTGATCGACAAACTCGACAAAATAGAACGAAATTTAAAATAGGAGGAAAACTCATGAAAACATTCGACAAAGGCACTGTGATTCGCACAGTGCTTCTTTTTATTGCTCTGATCAATCAAACGCTTGTCATGTTTGGACAGACGGTGCTGCCGATTAGTGAGGAGCAAGTACAAACCGCAGGTGAGGCACTATATGTGGCAGGTTCTACAATTTTCACTATGGTCACAGCGGTAATAGCTTGGTTTAAAAACAATTATGTGACCTACAAAGGCCAATTACAAAAAGATGCTCTGAAACAAAGAGGGCTAACAAAATAATACTTGAAGGAGAAACGACATGGTAAAAATCATTCAAGCATTGATTCCAAAACAACATCGCAACAGACCAGGAAACACGATGAAGCCGCTCTATATTACAGTGCATAATACATCTAACAGTGCAAAAGGTGCTAATGCGGCCAGTCATGCAGCATTTGTTGCACGTTCAAGTACCGGGGTGAGCTGGCATTACACCGTTGATGATCAGGTGATTTATCAGCATTTACCGTTAAACGAAAACGGCTGGCACGCAGGGGATGGCAGAGGCACCGGCAATATGAAATCAATTGGTATTGAAATTTGTGAAAATGCAGACGGCAGCTTTGAACAAGCAGTCGAAAATGCTCAATGGCTCATTCGAAAGCTGATGGAAGATTTCGGAATTCCTTTATCAAATGTAGTGCCTCATAAACATTGGAGCGGGAAAGAGTGTCCAAGGAAACTTCTCGGACGATGGGATCAGTTTAAAGCTGGAATAGCCACAGCACATACCGGCAGCAAAAGCACAAGAAAACCTGTTCAGGCAGAAAGCTTAAGCCAAAAAGCACCCATTTCCAAAAAGAAATCGTCAAATCTGCCATCTGGCATTTTAAAAGTCACCAAGCCCTTAACAAAAGGCCCTCAAGTCACAGCTGTGCAAAAAGCCTTATCTACCCTCTATTTTTACCCAGACAAAGGGGCAAAAAACAACGGGATTGACGGATATTATGGACCGAAAACGGCGAACGCGGTCAAGCGGTTCCAGCTTATGAATGGCTTAACTGCAGACGGAATTTACGGACCGAAGACGAAGAACAAAATCGAACAATTACAGAAGAAATGATGATCTATAAAAAAAGCTATCAGCAAGTGAGGAAATGCTTCCTTGCTGATAGCTAACAAAAAATGACATCATTTGTGATATAATTGGCCAAATCCCTATCATGAGAGGAGAGAAAAATGAAAAAAGAACTGCTCCAGATCATTATGCTGTCAGTGCTACTCATCTATTTCATTTATCACGAAATGACGAGCGACTTCCCTGTGTCCTATACAATCATTCTCATCCTAACTTATCTTTCTGTGATCACATACCGCATCATAAAGTTATTAAGAAAAAACAAAGAACAAACAGAACTGTAAGAGATATGTACATAAAAAAACCATCCTTGATTTTACAAGAATGGTTTTTCGTATGGAGCATAGCGGGATCGAACCGCTGACCTCTACGCTGATGAATTTTTATCATAATTCGGAGGAATTGACATAATACTACATTATAAGTCATTGAATAAATTGGAAAGGAGGGTTAAAATGAATATGCATAATTTTGAAATTTGTACAAAGGGAGGAAGTTCAATGGCAGTCAATGATAATGTTGAAATATCTTCTACAAGCAGTGACCATTTAAATGGACAAGTTGGAGTTATTAAGGGAGTTGTTTCAGGCAGACACGGAACAGAAGTTCAAGTTTTGCTGGAAAGTGGCATTAAGACTTGGATTGATGCAGAAGATGTCATTATATTCTAAAAACCGTATGGAAATTGTAGTAAAAATTTGAATAATATATTATAATTTAACCATCTTTTGAAAAAGGTGGTTTTTTTATGGAGTTTAGGGTATATCAAATGACTTATACCAATGATTTAACGACAAAGACTAATGACTTATATGATTTTCTGAAAAATTATGGCAGGCAGTATGGAGAAAGAGGTTATTATTATACTATAACTAATGAAATTGATGAGGAAAATCATGTTATTACCTTCAGTTTTAGTGAAGAACACGATTCAAATATTAACTCACTGGATGAAGAAAATAACTCATATGCGCCAGATATTGAACCATGTATTAATACAATCATGGCGCTTGATTTGCGAGAAAAGAGATTTTTAGTACAGAATCGCGATTATCCTGCTGACAACTTAAAAAAAGACATAACAATGACAAGAATAGGTTTAATCTTAGAGGACGCTTTCCAAGCAGTCTATAATTCAGAGTTTAACTACTTAGATACTGATAAAGAAATTGATGAAGATACATTTAAGGAAGCTTTTGAAAATCATAGAGTCAGTTATTTGTGGGTGAGATTTCCAGGCACACGAAGATTTTTGTATGAAAATGCTACCATTTTTTCTGAAGAACATTTAAATACACATTGGATCGAAGCTTGGAATAAAGATGAAAGTGGAATGCATGAAATTTTACTTAAAGCACCTGGAAGAGGTGGAGATGGGGATTTAAGAAACTCTCCTGTTGCAAAAAGCATTATGAATATGTTCGGCGTTGAGGTTAAGCAGCTAGATTTTTGGGATGAAGAGGGGAAGTTTCATAAGATATCAATTAGCTCACTTAAAAGATTCGTTGTAAGTGGTATTGATCATAGGACTTTAGTTATCACTGCTATTCAGTATACTTCTCTAGCAATTAGAAATAGAAGAACTGAGTTACGTGATTTTGTTGCTACAAGGGATCTTTAATTTTTTTGAAATCTTATATCTCCTTTATTAAATGAATTAGAAAAAATAAGTTTATTAAACCATTTGAATAATGTTTAAAAAGCCACCCTTTAGGGTGCTTTTTTTGTTAACTGTAAACTTTCCGATGAAGAATCTCTATAAAAAGCATTGGCTTAGAGATAGAGTGAGACCGCAGTTTAGAACGAATAAAATTAAAAAGCAACACATAGAAAGGAGTGGTGGTGATGTGGCATGGGAAGGGCAAGAAATCCGGATCGAGCAAATGGAATGAAGAATTAAAAGGAACCGTACCTATTAGGGATGCTCCGAAAGGGGACAAAAACGCAGTAGAAATTAGCGACCGTTTCGATCTCTACGTCTTAGTTGGACGAAGGTTCGGGCAATTATACTCGATCATATTCAATGATTCCTCCACTATTTACTACGTCTGCGCCGTCTTGATAGCATCGTAA